AGGCGAAGATGGAAAAGTAATGACATATAATTACACTCCTGTTCCATATGATATATCTTATACATTAAATATATTTACAGCGACTGCCGAATCAGGATTACAAATAGTAGAACAAATACTTCCATTTTTTCAACCAGATTACACAGTTACAGTAAACGCTGTACCATCTTTAAACATCAAAAGAGATGTACCAATTATATTAAATGATATTCAATATGAAGATAGTTATAATGGTAATTTTACACAAAGAAGAGCAGTAATATACACATTAAACTTTACGGCGAAAACATATTTATTTGGACCTTCAACAACTCAAGGCGTTATTAAAGAAGTACAATCCGATCTATATTCAGATACAGATACTACTAATAAAGCAAGAGAAGAAAGAATAGTTATAGTTCCAAACCCAACTAGCGCAGATGCTGATGATGATTTTGGGTTTACGACAACAATTACTTCATATACAGACGGTAAAAAATATAATACATCTACCGATACAGATGAATAAATATAGTGTAAGAGAGATACAATGAGCCTTAAAAAAATCATAAGAAAAAACATAGAAGATAACGCAGTTACTGAACCAAAACTCGCTAATGAAGCAGTTACGGCGGAAAAGTTATCTACAGATTTCGTTACTGGTTTAACAGAGTTATCAGAACAAGCGGCAAATGATGATGTGTTATTAATATATGACACAAGCGCTGGCGCATTAAAAAAAGTATCAAAATCAAATACTACAGTTTTAGAAACACCTACAGTTTCAAGTATATCTCCTACATCAGTTTCTTCTACAACTGGTACTACTTCATTTACAATTACAGGAACAGGATTTACTGCTGGTTCTAATGCCAGATTAATTGCTTCTACAGGAAGAGTAAGAAATTTTGATAGTGTTACTAGAAATAGTACAACACAAATTACTGCGGTTTTTGATAATACTTTATTATCTGCATCTGAAAGTCCATATAGTATTCAAGTTATTAGTGGAACAGGATTAAATGATTTATTAGCAAGTCAAGTTGATTTCAACCAAGTTCCTACATTTGTTACTGCTTCTGGTTCATTAGGTTCAAGTAGAGTTAGTATGGCTGGTGTTGAAGTAAACGCAACTGATCCTGATTCAGCAGGTAACGTAACATTTGAGTTACAATCTGGCGCTTTACCTGCAGGAATATCTATAACAAATACTGCTGCGAATGGTGGAACAGCAACATTTACAGGTACTTTTAGTTCACTAGAAAATTCAGACACAGTTTATAATTTTATATTAAGAGCAGTTGATGCAGCGTCAAATACATCAAGTAGATCATTTTCGTTCACAGCATTAGGACCACAATTAGAAACATTTTCATCATCTGGTACATTTAGTGTACCAACAGGAGTAACAGCTCTTACTGAAGTATTAGTTGTTGCTGGTGGTGGAGGAGGTGGAGGTGGTCAACCATGCGACTCTGGTGGTGGAGGCGGAGGCGGAGGCCTAATTTATATGCCAAATTATCCTGTTACACCAGGTGGAACTATTACAGTTACAGTTGGTTGTGGTGGTGCTGGTGGTCCACAAAATCCAGGACCAGCTCCTAACCCTGGAACAAAAGGACAAGATAGTAATTTTGGTTCGCCAGGTGACCCTGGTTTAGGACAAGGTGGAGTTTTAAATGCAGATGGTGGCGGTGGTGGTAGATCACAAGGTCTTTCACCTGCAGGTTCTTCAGGAGGTTCAGGTGGTGGAGGTGCAGGAGAGGGTTGTTCAAGTCCAGGTACTGGTGCTCCAGCAACTCAACCTACTCAACCAGGTAATTCTGGCGCTTATGGTTTTGGAAATCCAGGTGGTAGAAATTCCCCTCCAGGAAGTGGTATAAGAGGAAATGGTGGAGGTGGTGGAGGCGCTGGTGCAGTCGGAGGTTGTGGACAAGCATCACGTCCAGGTAGAGGTGGTAATGGTGGTAATGGAAAAGCATATTCTATATCAGGTGGATCAAGTTACTATGCTGGTGGAGGCGCTGGTGGTGCATCTAATTCACAAGATTCTGGTGGTGGTCAAGGTGGTGGTGGTAACTCAGCAGCTCAAGGACAAGGAAACACAGGTGGTGGAGGTGGTGGAGGACATAAACCTCACAATGGAGGAACAGGTGGAAAAGGTATTGTAATAGTTAAGTATTAATAGACAGTTTTTTGTATAAATAGTAAAAGAGAGATTAAACAATGGCAATTAGTAAGATTAAAACAGGTTCAATTATAGACAGCGCAGTCAATACTGATAAACTAGCGCCAGGTTCTGTCGGTTCAACAGATTTATCACCAACGGCAATCACAGGTCAAACAGAGTTATCTGAAACAGCCGCTGATACAGATTTCACAATTATTTACGATACTTCTTCAGGCTCTCTTAAAAAAATATTAAGAAGTAATTTAAAACAATCAGGACCTACAATTTCAAGTGTATCACCTACAAACGCTAATGAAGGTGATGCTACTTTTACTTTAACAATCACAGGTTCAGGTTTTACTGCTGGTTCAAATGCTAGATTAATTGACAACAATGGTAAAATACAAGAGTTTGATACAGTTACAAGAGATAGTACAACACAAATAACAGCTACAATTGCAACTTCAAATTTAAGTGCATCGGTTGATCCATATGATGTACAAGTTACAAACGGAGAAGGTCTTTCATCATTACTAGCAAATCAAATAAATTTTAATGCAAGTCCTGTATTTGTTACTTCAGCAGGTTCTTTAGGTTCTAATAGATTTTCAATGTCAGGGATAGAAGTTAATGCAACTGATCCTGATTCAGCAGGTAACGTAACATTTGAGTTACAATCTGGCGCTTTACCAACAGGAATTTCATTAACTAATACAGGTGCCAATGGTGGAACAGCAACATTCACAGGTAATATTACTGCTCAATCATCTGATACTGTTTTTAATTTTGTTTTAAGAGCTGTTGACGCAGCATCTAATACTAGTTCCAGATCATTTTCGTTCACAGCATTAGGACCTACTTCAACATCATTTACTTCAAGTGGTACTTTTTCAGTTCCAACAGGAGCAACAGGTGTAGATGTATTAGTAGTTGGTGGTGGTGGAGGAGGATCCAGAGGTGGTGGAGGCGCAGGTGGTTTAATATTTATGCCAGGTTATCCTGTAGCACCAGGTGGAACAATTACAGTTACAGTTGGTACTGGTGGTTGTGCTCAAACCAGTAACACTCAAAATGGAGATACTGGTGACGATTCAGTATTTGGTGCACCAGGTGATCCAGGTTTTTCACCAACAAGTTCAGTTTTAACTGCAAAAGGTGGCGGTGGCGGTGGAAAACACGATAATAACGGTTTATCTGGTGGTTCTGGTGGTGGCAGTGGTACAGATAATAATGCAACAGGTGGTTCATCAACTCAACCAACTCAACCAGGTAACTCTGGCGCTTACGGCTTTGGTAATGGTGGTGGAAACTCAGGTTCACCTAGTAGTTCTGCTGGCGGTGGCGGTGGTGCTGGTGCATCAGGTCAAGGAGGAGTTCCCGCTGATCAATCTGGTATGTCTGCAGGTGGTCAAGGTGGTGCAGGTAAAGCTTATACAATTGCAGACGGAACTACTCCAGTGTATTACGCTGGTGGTGGTGGTGGAGCAGCAAATACAGGATCACCTGGACCAAGTTCAAACGCAGTAGGTGGTCAAGGTGGTGGTGGTAATTCATATTCTAACTTTAGTCCTCCTGGGGGTGGAGATGGTAGCGCCAATAAAGGTGGTGGTGGTGGTGGATCACCAGCAACTCCTTCAACTCCAACTTATGACGGTGGAGCGGGTGGTAAAGGTATAGTAATCGTAAGATACTAAAACTCATCTAAATAGTTGTTATGAAACTTGATGACAGGATACTTGTCTTTGATGATATTATAGATAAACAATCTCAAAAACAAATTCAACACATACTCTTTGATAAAGTCAGATGGCAATTTGTAGCCGATGTTACAAAACCTGATAACAAACAACAGCGACCAGGTTTTTCTTATTATTTCATTACAGATAAAACAAACGTCTTTGATTACCATAAAGATGTATTAAAGATTATAGATGCCGCTTGTCATAAGATAAATTTTAAACGACAAGATTGTTTACAAGGTCGTTCTTTTTTACAACTTCCATTAAATTTAAAAGATAGAAATATTGATGCACCACACGTTGATGCTGATACAGAACATTTAGTTGTTTTATATTATGTCAATGATAGTGACGGCGATACTGTAATCTATGAAAACACATTTAAGGGTTATGATAATGTACCACACTTTAATGAGTTAAAAGAAAAACAAAGAGTAACTCCAAAAGCAGGAAGAGTAGTTATCTTTAATGGTAAACATTGGCATACCAGTTGCCAACCACAACACAATGTTAGATGTATTATAAATTATAATATAATATGAATGAAAAAATAGAATTATGGTTCCCAACACCTATATATTATGTAGATAATGTATTTGGAGATAACTTTAAAAAAACACAACAATTGTTTTTGAATCATAATTTTAATACCATAAGAAATGATTATATGAATGTAGAGAGTTCTTATATTTCAAAAACTTCTAATACTATTCATCATATAGAAAAATTTAAATATGTTTTTGATAAAATAGAAAAACACGTTTATAATTTTGCTAAACATATGGGTTATATTAATAATTTAAAAATAGACAATAGTTGGATAAATCACAGTATTAAAAATGATTACTTGTATCCTCATATACACTCTGGTTCATTAATAAGTGGAGCATATTATATTAAGAGTAACGAAAAAGATAAAATAACATTTACAAAAAATATAATGGATATGAAATTGCCACCCGATAAAGAAAATAATTTTAATCAAAGAAGTATTGATTACCCTTGTATTTCTGATAGATTAATTTTATTTTTAAGTGATACTTTGCATATGACTTTTAAACAAAAGGCGAATGAAAAAATGACACTATCATTTAACTATAAATATTGATATGAGTAAATTAGAAGACAAAGTAAATGAAATATTAGGTATTGATAAACCAGAACCTAAAAAAGAAATTGTTAAACAAGAGTTTAAACCTGCAGTTCCTCGTAGAGATGACGATAGTAAAGCTGATGTAGATAATGACTACAAATACAGTAGAGAAAATTATTACAATCTAATTGAAAGAGGACAAGAAGCGATTGAAGGTATACTGGATATTGCGAGAGAAGGTCAACACCCAAGAGCATACGAAGTCGCTGGTCAATTGATAGGACAAGTTGCAGGTACAGTAGATAAACTACAAGACTTACAAAAGAAACTTAAAGATTTAAAAGAATTACCTAAAACAGCAAATCAAAATATAAAGAACGCTCTATTTGTAGGTTCAACAGCAGAATTACAAAAGATGTTAAAAAAAGATGAAAATATTGAAAGCAAAAACATCACACCCGAAGAAAAAGACATTTCTGATAAGTGATTTAGTCTTTATTAAAAAAGACCCTCTTCCTGCTTTAATGAATGGTGAACAAATGATAGACCCAATTGAAATAGAACAACACGAAATATCGCCAGTTACAAGATATGGCGCTGGTGGAGTTATCTATAAAGAAAAAAAGTATTCTACATATAAAGGTAGTCAAAGAATTAACGCAGCGATACAATTAGGGTATGATGCGATAGAAGGAATAATAATTAATGAGCACTAACGAAGCATATCTCGGAAACCCCAATCTTAAAAAAGTAAACACACCCGTTGAGTTTACAGAAGAACAAATAATAGAATATCAAAAGTGTGCAAATGATCCGATTTATTTTATGGAAAACTATGTACGAATTGTATCGCTTGATGAAGGTTTGGTTCCTTTTAAGATGTATGACTTTCAAAAAAATATTGTAAATACGATACACGATAACCGATTTACTATTTGTAAATTACCTAGACAATCAGGTAAATCAACAACAACAATTTCTTATCTTTTACATTACGCTTTATTTAATCCAAATTCAAACATCGCTTTACTTGCGAACAAAAGTTCTACGGCAAGAGATATATTAGGAAGACTACAACTCGCTTATGAAAACTTACCTAAATGGATGCAACAAGGTATCATCAATTGGAACAAAGGTAACATTGAGTTAGAAAATAAATCAACAATTGTAGCAGCGGCGACTTCAAGTTCCGCTATTCGAGGAGGTTCATTTAACATCATCTTCCTTGACGAGTTTGCTTTCGTACCAGCAAATATCGCAGAGATGTTTTTTAGTTCAGTTTATCCTACGATCTCATCTGGTAAAAATACAAAGATGATTATTGTATCAACACCACACGGTATGAATCAATATTACAAATTATGGATTGATGCGATTAATAAAAGAAATGATTACGTACCTATAGAAGTACATTGGTCAGAAGTTCCAGGACGAGATGAAAAATGGAAAGAGATGACTATTCGTAATACAAGTGAAGAACAATTCCAACAAGAGTTTGAGTGTGAATTTTTAGGTTCAGTTGATACTCTTATCTCACCAGCGAAAATTAAAAACACACCTTACTTTGATCCGTTACAATCTAAAAACGGATTGAAGATGTTTAAGAAACCAGAAAAGGGTCATATGTATGTTTGTTGTGTTGACGTGGCGAGAGGTACGAACAAAGACTATTCTGCGTTTATTATATTAGACGTTACAAAAGATGAAAGTAAAAAGATACCTTATGAAGTTGTGTGTACATATAAGAACAATGAAGTTAAACCATTTGTCTTTCCAAATATCATCAGCCAAACTTGTAAGGCTTACAATGAAGCGCATACACTAATTGAAGTCAATGACTTAGGTCAATCAATCGCCGAAGCGATGCACTATGAGTTAGAATACCCTAATATCTTAATGACAACTCAAAGAGGTCGAGCGGGTCAAATACTAGGGGCGATGTTTAGTG